ATTACCGTGTTCCGATAAAGCGAATGGATTCCAATTATTTTTATCATATTCATGAACAGTCCATAGTCTGCGTCTTAATTTCCTAGCGATACGAGCGCCAATATTTTGTTCTTGATCGCTACCTACGACGACAGCATCATATGAATATTCGTTATTAGTTAGATACTTCTTTTTGGTTTCTTCTAGATACTTGGACGATATGGCTTCCTTGCTCATCTCTTACTCCTGGCGTAGTATGTCAAGATACTTCATTGCTGCCCAAGCTTTAGTTTCGTTTTGAGGTTTGCCGGTTTCTTTGATCTCCTTGTCTAGTTGTTGAGTGAGATAGTATCCCAATTCTTTATGAGCTTCACTATTTCTCGGCATTATAAACGTTAGTGACCAGGGCCATACTTGTAATACTTGTTCTACCATTTGCTTTAATACTTGCGCATATTCGTCTTGAACTCTAGGAGTCATACGTTTTTTAACAAGATCAGAGAAATTACGCAAGTTAATCTTCATACAAATATTAGTCAATACATTAGTCGGCAATACTCCACGAGCATCTTCTGGCTTGACGCCTCTACTAATCAATTCTTGATACGACTCATTAATTTTTCTCATACACTCTTGATACTCTGCCTTTTGTAATGCTCCTACTATAGATGGTCCGGTATAGTAATCAAATCCGGTCATATCAACAACGCGCATAGCCTGTTGCGCATATGATGCTGTTCTAGTTCTAACAAGTTGATGAGTAAACGCTCGCGATACTCCTTCAATAACGAATATGAGATCCACAAATTCCCAAGATGATGGAATAGTGGTGGACATATATTTTAATTCTTCCATCTTCTTTTCGCGTGGCCAATTGGTTATTTCTTCCAATCCTTTCGGGTTCATATTGAGTCTAGTATTCTTGGTGAAGATTAGAATATCAATAGCATCAGGTGTTGCGTATAGTAGTGTTACTTTCATTAGAAGTCTCCTGGCCAGTGCATTACACGTTGGTAGTTATTACGATGAGAGATGAAATTTTGTATATGCTTTATATCCTTCAATACATCATCTAATAGTATTTGGCGCCAGGTAGCATATCGCCCTAGTGAGTATATACCATGAGTATCAGTTGCCCATAGTATAAATTTCTGGCGCTCATATTCATCTATCGGTATTATCTTGCCATATGGCTGTTCCTTTACTTGTACTTGATCAATTTTTACTCGATGATTATCAAATAAAATGTCTAGATATTGATCAATAAAGTTTAATGCACTTCCTCCTGGCGGGAGGAAAGTCAATTCCATTGTCATTTTATTGCCGGTGATACTGACACGATATGGTTCATTATTGCCGTATGGAATATATAACGTTTGATACACATCAACATTTAACAACTCGCAATTGATAGTCCATATTGGCCTCAATTTAAATATTGGAGCATCTCTATAGTCGAGTAGCCTCATTAATTCAGGCATTGGTATAGTTGATATGATCGGTTTGATTTTAGTTTCTATTTGCTCGCAATTGTTCTCATATTCAATATCAACATTGTGACTTAGATGTTTGATAAAATTATCTGGCGCTATGTATCGTATTGCTTTATCTGTATTGATGATAGATCGCTCGATACAGACGCCAGTAGATTTGAGAGAGTAAGCATTCATGTCTCTAATAGTTGGAGTATCAGTAATTGTTTCTCCATCGTTAGATAATATTCCTTTGTATACATTTACTTTCTTGAATGGCAATCCAATTGCTTCTCCTATTTCATTGGATCTAAATCGTAACAATGCTGAATGGTTATTTGGTAACGATTTTTGTTTCTCCAATACTATTGGATTGTAGAGCGACAACCTCCTGGCGGCCAGGAGCCCAGCTTGACCTGCGCCTAGTATTAACATTTTATGTTCCTTCAAACCATTCCCAAGCTAGCTTATCACCATATTTGTATAGATATCCAGGCTTAAGTTTAAACGGCCAAGGTTTATTATTGAGTCTTTGATATACTGTTTGAAGAATACCAAGATGCTTTCTTGATAGTCTAATGTCCTCAAAATTCTTATCGGCAATATCTACATATTTCAATTCTGTATCGTTTAGTAATCTGAACCTAGTCTTAGCTTGATAAATAAAGTCTTTGAAATAAGTAACATCGACTGGATCATCAATCAAATTATAGGCTATCTTTTGACCGAAACGTTTAATTGTTTCCTCATCATAATCATCATTCCTATTATTTCTTTGCCGTTCCATTTGTTCTACATTGCTTCTTTCATCTGATGGTTCCTCATCAAAATACATTTCTTCTAATTGTTTGGCCATCTTTACTTGAAGCGTTTCCATCCTTTCCAATTTGTTCAATATTTCACGAGCAATTTCAGTATAATTCATTGGCGTTGTCATTTCCATTTCCTATTCCTTTATTTGTGGGCGCGGCTATTCTTACTCACCCTATTTTACCTGAGCAGAGTTTGCCTATACAAAGATGCTGAACCATATGAGGTCATCTATGTTAAAGAGAATAGCCATGTCGCCATGTGCGCCCGTCATGTGTGAGACCGCTCAGAACCTCTACTCAATTAGAACGTTACTGCATCACCATCAATATCGTTATTGTTATTTGAATCGCTAGGCTGTTCATATGATTCTTGTTGGATCGTTCCTTCCAAGAATTGTGCTTGGAACAGCTTAGCTTTTTCATATATTTCTTTACCGTTTGGAATATCAAATACGCTTATATGTTTAGCATTATCATCTCCATATTTTTCAAACTTAGGCAACCACCAATTGCCCTTTTCGTTAGAGATGCGGTCTAGAGTGCATTTGTAGAGATAATAATAATATGGTGGAGTAATGATTCTCCCGTCGCTCATCTTCATTCTAGTTTGAGTAAGCATACTAGAAAGGCGATTGGCTCGCGGAATAGCAGTGCGAGACATATTGAAAAAGGTAGGCTCAGCATCACCAGTTTTAGTATCGATGTCGAATATAAGGAATGATCTTTGCTTATCTATAATATGACCATCTTTCGTTACTGGATTGAATACATCACGCTGATCTGGTTCGCACAATGCTTTCCATCCATCATCCATTCCCCAAATCTTTACTAGTCCACCACCAGTAGTTCTCGGCAACCATTCAATCGTTAGTTTCTGGTGTCCGACAATACAGCAAATCATTCCCTCCTGGCCAGGAGTAACCTTACCATTCGCAGTATTATAGAACATACCAGACTTAGCGCCTGGTATATACTGATTGCTGTCCTCTTGTGCTTCCGGAGAACCAGTCTGTAGTATCTTAACTCTGGGGACTACAAGTTCACTTCTATCAAATTTAGAATTAAGTTCTGATAGTCTAATGAGTTCTTGTTCTTCTGGGCTAAGTGTAGCAGGGACTTGCTCAGTTACGCTATCTTGACGATATACACGCTTGGCCATTTCGTTACTCCTATGACTCTATGATTGTCTTTTGACTGCGGTAGACTGAGAAGATATCCTCAGGAATTACCATGCTTTCTCTTTCCATTTCGCGGCCCCATGCTCCTAGTGTTGAATGATGTATTGTTCTTTCTGTCTCTACATCTCCTTTGATATGGTTACGAGCAAACAATATGATTTGTTTAAGTGTATCGTTATCCACGCCAGTAGGCAATAATATTCTAGTCTTTACCATTCCGTCGTGATGATGGTGGACTAACCATTGATAGGCACTTTCCATTTTATCTTTAGCGATGCTGATCTTAAATACCGGTGCTATTGATAATGTAGTTCCATCGGATAATCTGAATGATGACAGACCTATATTGATCATTAGGTCTGGTAGATCTGATTCTGATATTAGATTGAATTGTTCTTCATAAAACTTTAGTTGTCGCTTTAATCGGTTTATGCTTTCATTTAACTCTCTCATTTTCTCTGCTAATTGTATCGCTTGTTTTAACCGTTCCTCTTTTACTTCCATTTGATTTCCTTTCCGATATGCTTGCTTAGGCAAGCGAAGAAAAGTCTAGCGCGATTTCTCGCGCTAGTAAAGAGGCTATCTATCGTATGATAACCAGGCATCATAATTCTGTATTATATTAGATTTTACAGTATCAAATATATATTTACTACATTCAGGACAATAATTGGGCAATCTAGGATTAACCCAACATAATAGTATTCCACAATGTGGACATTGTATTAAACGAAACGGCACACGTTGCGTTTCTTTCATTCCATTGTTCCTTACTCTTTACTCTTTAACACTATACATAGCACGATTGGACTTAAACATAGCACGCATTTCATCGGATGCTTTTACTAGAGTATCGTTGATGAAAGTGCGTTCGCCAGTCTTATAGTTACGCCAGTGACCAATTCTAATATGCGGAATTGGACTAGCGTGATGACCACCTTGATGTTCTCTCCTGGCGCCAGTAGCGTGACTCATTATTGCCGTTACATATGGCCTAGAATCAATCTTTCTGTAGTCAGGTATTGGTGGTTTCTTATTCTTGGCTCGTGCTTTTTGTAGTTTATCAGAAGCACGAATTGTTTCTTGCGGTATGCCTCTGGTGTTTAGTATCAATAGAGCAATCATTATAGGTTCAATAACGTTAGCGCCAGCATCTTGCAAAGCGCCATCTGGACCTTCTGGCCGCCCTATTGCCCTAGCATAATCGTTCCAATATTCAATAGGGAGACGAAAATGATTAGGGATGCATTGTATTGCATACTTAGCATTTTTAGGCTTATCTTGAACAAGCAGTAATGCTCTATCACCGATACAAAGTATCTTTTTATCATTGATGATCATTGGTTCTATAGCAGTGATCTCAAAATCGCAACCTATGGCTTTATCAGCTTCAAGCAAAGGATGCACCAAATAGTATGATGATCTATTCGGTTGCTCATCAGTTATTGCGAGTTTGCTATCTAATACTGGATCGCTCCAAGTATGAGTAAATATCCATGGAGACATAAACGGATGGCCAAGAGCGTTTTGGTGATATAGTTCACTAGCTCTACCACTTCTGCTTTTGATTAGGTCATTAGGCCAATGACCAAAATCAATCACTCGACCATTCGTTACAGCATCCAGCAACATATCTGCTATAGTGTCAACCTCTCCTGGCGTTGGCATATATTTAACTATAACGCCTGGGCCAGAAGAAACCATACCTGCTATGACGAGTTCGCGAAACAATGCTGGACCAACATTTACAGTGTCCAACTTGTTCGCATCCACATCTAAGTATCTTGCCATTGTTCCATTCCTTTCTAGATACATTTGGTATCCTAGTGTGATAGCAGAGAATGTCACAATTCCGGCTCTGCTATCTTTCCCTGGCTTCCACCAGAGCTTGACATATTTACAGCTAGGGCTAGGATCCAGCGCAGTGCTGGTGAATAGAGCAACCAGGATTACTCCTGGCGCTCCATTCATCAAGACTGCATATCCAATCGCAAGTTAATGGATAACCATTTAGTTCTTTTGGTAACCACTTTTCTTGCTACTCCAGAACTGTCAACTGAGAATATAAACTCAGTTTCTTCTATCTCTATATTGAGTAGTTTAGTTTCTGGAGGTATGCCCTTCAACAATTCTAACACGTAACCAACTGTATCCTTGTTCTTCACTTAAACATACTTCTCAAGTCTACCGTTGGATAGATAGGCAACATCAGCCATACGATAAGCATATCTGTTACCTTCACTTATATATCGTCCAACTTTTACAAGCATCAGCCCACCAGGCATTACAACTATATCTGGTGGACTATTGCCATCCCATCTAAGATTATTCATCTCCAAGTCAATAGGAGTAGGCTTGGTGATATCTGTAGTCTTACCCTCAACAATCAAGGTGAATTGTGTTGGTTCTTTTGCCATATCACTCACCCTTCTTAGAGTTGATCATCATTTGGATACGAGCAGGTATCACTACAGTTTTATCACAGTGGTTACAACATCTACCACTATTGATAGGCTCGGCATTATTGCCATCTGCCCAACCATAAGTTGTGACTTCTATAGGCTTGTGGCATATAGAGCACAATAATGGTTCATCTGCCATTGTTCCATTCCTTTCTAGATCCAGACGCTACACTGTGTAACGCTGGTGAATAGGCGGCCAGAAGAATACTCCTGGCGCCCATTCATCAATGTTACGGATGGTGACGATTCAATCGAGTATCGTTACCATCATTTATTTGAGGCGCATCAATCTCATAGACATGATCAACTTTGCGCTCCAACTCTTGTATTCGTTTCTCAAGCCTTCTGATTCTACTCTCCAACTTTTTGACTATGTTAGCAGTAGTCTCTTTTGGCTTCTTTGCCATGCTACCTTAGCCTCCATATTGCACTATACGACATATATGTAAAGCTTATTTGATGAGTTTCGTTAGTGCCCATCCTAAGCAATACAATATTGTCGCGTGGAGTTTGAACATTATTAACTTTGATAGCACGACCATTCTTGGTATAAGTTTTGATTTCTACCACTTGCCAAACAGAACCATGATCAAGTCGGCCCCAATACAAAAGTTCAAGGCCAACTCTGACTTGGTTCATATGCAAGAATACATCATCGTTTCCTTGCCATTTCTTTGGCTTTTCGTCTTTGTTATGATAGACGATTGGTGTTGTTATCAATCTCTTATACCTTCTGGGTTTGAACTCAACAATTGCCATCTTGCAGCTCCTGGGCGTGAGTTACAACCCAGTCACACAACTCACGAATACTTAAGAAGCTTGGGGATATACTCATTTTGCCACGTTTAACGACAAGTTGAGTTTGCCCACTAGCAAGAAACGATGTTATTCGACACCCAGTATTTTTGAGTATAGCTTCTGCTGCATCGACAATATTGATATCAGTTCCCATTGTTCCATTCCTTTCTAGATCCATGCGTTATATCCGGACTGGGGACCGGCACACTATGTGGTCGCATTACACCAGTATTACTACTGGTGCCCTCTGCGTTATGTGACTATGAACAAGACGTATAACCAAAACCAAATAAATAGACTACAACAAATCGCTATGATAAGCATAACGATTTTATCTTTACTATCAAACATTGTAGTTTCCTATCTCATTATACAAAGGACTAGCAGAACTACAACGATTATACTAATCATCGCGAATGGTATATACATATCAGACATTTTGATCGCCATATGCTAGCATGAACAACTTAAATGACACCACAGTATAAGGACCGTTACAACCAACGCCAGGAGAACCAAATACAGCTTTACCTTGCGTTACTTTGAGGAAACTATCCTTCTGGGATTCAGAGCAAGCATCTACATATCCCGATGCAGCAATGATTCCTTTTGTAGTAACAAGATTGTCATCTACATCTGCGGATACCATTTCATACATATATTTGTTCATCGCCATTGTTCCATTCCTTTCTAGATTTGACCTGATTTCATCCTTTAGGAATCATCAGCCGGAATAACACATTCCGATATCAGGTTGGCTGCTCCTGGCGCTTTCACGCCAGGAGCATTAGTCACAATATAGCATAAAGTATAATCAGCAATAGGATACTGATTATACCTATTTGTAGTCTAGTCCAGTCGCTCATTTCCTATCGTAACACTCTTGGCCTACTGCTGATGGCCAGCAAGTTCTATAAGGCGTGTCCATAATGACCATAGCCACTACCAACAAGCCCAATAGTATAAGCACGGCAAAGTTGACTAAGCGTCTCATCTTAGTAACACCTGAAGTTCACCGAATTGCCAACTCTGCTAGAGCGACAATGCTGTGTATTCCCGTTACTATGAAAGTCATAATGACGATAGCCCATACTATCGTTACTAGACTTCCCAGAGACATCACCAGAATAATGAGTATATCCCATAGTATCCTTGGTGATCTTGGTTTCAGCATTTGCTGATGTCGTCACGAGTATCAGACAAATCGCTATCCACTTGGTCATCAAGTTCATCCTTTAGCCAATCTACCTTCATCCATTCTCCAAACTTGTTACAAAGTGGACAATAAGGATCAGGCGCATAGCTTATTGCACAGTCAACACAATACCAAAGATTCATGATTAACACTCCTCATCTATCGGCTCATCATGCCAATAGTTTGGATCTGTTAATACATCTGGACGATATGTCTTGCTCTTCTTAGGCCAGCAAACACTACAGGCATAGCAAAGAGGGATACCACGAGCGTCATGATGAAGTTCTTGTTCTTCACCAGAACCACAAATACATTCCATCGTTCCATTCCTTTCTAGATATCCAGCACTATCGCTGGCGTAATAGGCAACCAGCATTACTACTGGCGCCCATTACGTTAGCCTGTGCTATAGTTCATCTTCCGGCAATGCCTCATAGGCATCTTCCCGTATAGGAAATGCCGGCACACCAATTGCTTCACGTTTGGCGTTGATAACCATCATACAGTTCAGGCAAATTGGTTCTTTGCCAGTCTCAGTAGAGATTGAAGGCACTTTGTGCGGATTGAAGCAAAATATTGCCTTGCAGCAATAACATTGCCCCATCGCGTATACGTATCCCATTGTTCCATTCCTTTCTAGATATGCCCTATGCTTTTGCTTTCTGGACTTGGGACCAGACATTGGCGCATTAACGCCAGTATTACTACTGGCGCCCCTCTGCATCTACACAAGTATGCTCGCCGATTTGCTTACAATCTCTATGAGGGTAAGCATAATAAGCAAGCTGATTTACTACAGCAGCAAACACTAAGCCCAATACTATCACAATCAATATAACCATGCGATCACGACGTTTGAACTTAGCTTTATGTTCTGCCAATTCTTCCGGAGTATATGACTTGGAGTCATCACCCCAGTTAGGATCAAGCAGTTTGTTTCCCATATCACTCTAACTCCACAATCAAACGCCCACCCTTGTCGGATATATTGTAAACGTAATCATTATGATTACATGTCAATCTTATCCCTTTTGAAAAGAGAAAAGGCATAGCACCACTTATGGATCCGCAACGATAACCACTAGCCTTCACAACAGATACTAATGCATTAAGCAATTTAGTGTCGTGTAGTTCTTTGGTTATAGATGCATCAGACTCAATTACTGCGGCTGATGCCATATTTCCAATCAACAACATGGGTATAGTCCATTTGATTAACTTTACCATTGTTCCATTCCTTTCTAGATGCTAACACGCAATATCTGGACTTGTGACCAGCATACATACTTTCGTATATATGGCGCATTACTCCTGGCGCTGGCCAGGAGCACTCTGCATTACTTGTTAAGATTGCGGCACTGCATATATCCGTTCAACTTGGAGAACAGCACTTGGTATTCACGCAATTCTTTAGTTATCGCTATTGCCCTATCGAATTCATCTAACTCTACTGCCGTAGCAATACAATTCTTTAGTGCTTCGGTATGGCTTTTGATTTGAGCAAAGCACATCTTGATTTCATCGTTAGTTAGTTTCATTGTTCCATTCCTTTCTAGATACACCGTTTCACCCTTTAGGGATCATCAGTAGCGACACACATCGCTATACGGAACAGCGCCAGAAGTATTTAACTCCTGGCGCTGTAGTATTAGGCAGAGGCTGTTACCTCAGCCTTCTGCTTCTTAGCAGTCTTAGTAGAAGTGGACTTCACACGCTTCTCAGCCGCGATTTCCTTTTCTGACTTCCAGTAGAAATCAGCAGATGCACCGATGCGAGGGCGGCCACCGTTAAGGGACATTTCCTTAACAGCGTATCCCTCAATCATCTTAGCCATCACAACGCGTGCCTCTTCACGAGTAGTATAGGCGGCAATCCGCTTAATCTCGTGAGCGTTGATGCCGAACTTGCGAACGGACCAGAGCAAAGGAATGCGCTGGGCATCATCGAAAGCATCGGCAGCAACGATACGCATAAATGCCTCACCCGACATATTCTGTCGGACGGTAACATACTTCCAACCTGTCTTTACGTTCTCAATCACATAGAGATAGAATACAGGCTTCACGAAAGTCTTGGCTGAAGAAGAGTTCAGATAAGACTTAAGCTGAGCAGAAGTTAGCTTTGACATAGTTAGATACCTTTCTAGGTTTTGCTCTCTGCGTTTATTTGGGCTTGAGACCAACTAACCTCATTTTGAGGCCCAGTCATCTGGCTAGCATTTGCTAGTAGGCCGCATTACTACTGGCGCGCTATCCCGCTTTGAGAGCAACGCGCGCCAAATAGTCCTAGAAAGGAACAATGGATAAGATTTAATGAACGGTCATCCAACGCTAGCTACCTGCCGATACGTTATCGTATTGAGCAGACAACTCGCCCACTAAATCCCTTACTTGATGAACAAATACCGCGTAAAGAACTGGAGTGGATTCGGCCTTACAGGCAGTGCTCTCGCACGAGCAAACCACTAGAGTATTCTTCCGATAGCGATATTTTATTGTCAAAGATGGCGGGAAGCCCTGGCTTTAGCGGTTATGCGAAAAATCCCCGTTCGTCTACTCCGCGTATGAGTAGGACCGTCCGATTTCGGCCGGAATGACCGGCGTTCGTTAATCCCTAGATAACCGCCCCTGAGACAGCTCCAGGAGGCTGTGGAAGCCCCTGCAAGCCGCTAGGCGCACCCCTCTAGATCGCTCCTAAGAGCGATCCGAGATGGCGCTAAAGCCCTGATTCCCTTTTCAAAGATCGTTCCGGGTCCGATAGGCGGCCCCAGGCGGGTTCGTTTCCGAACCCATGGTGATATTGGCCTAAAACAAATTCTGGGTAAAGTCTTTTCAAAAAGACGTAATCTTATTTTTTAGACGACAGATATGTTTGCCAGGTGCTGCTGGGCTGCAAGGCATAGGCTTAAGCCTGCTCTGCAGGGCGGCTGCAAGGCGTTTGCAGACCGGTTGGCTAGATGGGCAGGGCTACCCTACTGGCCGGGAAATCAGCGCGGTTTGTTCTTGTTCAGTTCCCGTAACGTTCTGCCCTTATCCTAGGAACCTAGGAAGCTAGTATCCTAGGATACTAGGGAGTAAGAATCCTAGGATTCTAGGATTATAGGAACCTAGGACAAACAACTTAATATACGATCGTATATACGCGCTATTCCCAAACAGATATAGAGCGTATATCTGTTAGTAGATACGACACTCAGTATATATGATCATCTATTGTTATAAATATACCAATACTATTCCGTAAGCGGATTCAGAATTGTAAGAGGTAGACGATAGCGCCGATGTAGGCTAGACTTATCGTGAGGTCAGAAGTCTGATCTCAGTCCGGCTCAATGATCTTTGACATGTTTCATAGGAGATGCGATAATGAGTCGCAAAAGGAACAGAAGTATGTCTGGAGTTCAACATGTGCCTAACTTGCCAGAGAATCAGAACCTACCTCCTGGCCCCGATGTTAACTTTGGTGCCCAAGTTCAGCCTAACGAAAGCACAGAAATCGACATTGGTGAAGGTCAACCGCAAGGTGAAACCTACCCAGCAGTTGAAGGACAAATGACTGCTGAAGAGCATAAGGCAAAGGAGGAGGCTGAGGCTGAAGATCGTGTCGCTAGAGCCAAGCGTGCTTCTGGCCCACGTAAGATGAGCCCAGATGAGCGCAAGGTTGTTGGATACTTTTTGACTGAGTATATTGCCGAAAAGGATCCAGTAACAAAGGTTGTCAATATGGATCAACTCCATCCTGACATCAAGCCTTGGTTCTATCCAAGTATGGCTAAGAACCTCATCAATCGTGGTGTGTTCAACGCCGTTATTGATGAAGAAACCAAGAGCTTGACTGGTGTTTATCTTACAGAAGTTGGTGCTGATTTATACTTCCGTATGAATCGCAAGCCTGATACTGTGGCCAGAACTCCTGGCCGGAAAGGCCGGCCAGCGGCCAATAGTCCTAATGCAGCGCCTGGTGAAGTTAAGTATCCTGACAATTTGCGCATACGCAAGTTGGTGGAAGGCAATCCACGTCAAATTGGTAGTCACGGATACCATGCTTTCAACTTGTATGAAGATGGTATGACTTACCGTGAATACTTGCGCAAGGCTTACGACAAGACACTTAGGTCAGAAGGAACTGGCGCAGAGTTCTCTGGTCCTAAGCTTCACCATTGGGATTGGGACTTGCTACACGGTTTCATTGGTATATACCACGAGGACCAGCCGGAATTGTTGGATGATGGTTCGCCTAATCCTAATTTCTGGTTCGTCAATCTAGCCTCAACTAGAAAGATGCGCAAGTCTAATAAGGTCGAACAACCGCCAGCAGAAGCGGAAGTTGAAGCAGAAACAATAACAGAATAACAATAAACAATTGACCCTGCTAGTGAATACTAGCAGGGTCAATTGTTAGTAGGAGATGCATAATGAGAAATGTATGAGTGTCCGGCCCAATCACTTCTCGTCTAATAAACATATGGTTTTTAGACGAAACGAACTATAAGCGCGATCCGCGCCTAAGTCTAGAGGGAAAATAAAATGCCACTATCATCAGAACAAATAGAGTTAATTGATAAATTGATTGCTGAATTACATAATACACAAAGCAGCATATTTATGCTAAAAGCAGAATTAGATGCAGACTTAGAAGATGTCGATGATGAACATAAAGAGTCTGTTGAAGAAACGATGAATTATTTGGAAGATGCGGAATCAGTAATTGATAATGCAGTTGATCTTTTGAATTCTGCTAAGTAACGATCATATATCCATTATCTTATCTCTAAATTGGCGCCAGTTAGCCACTACGCGCAACGCTTTAGGTGTTAGTGTATGGCTATCTGGCGCCACATATCCGTAATCCATCGCTATTTCTCTATAGAAATTGAATTTCTGATTGGTTTCTTTACCAAACTCAGTTTCAATATTATACCACGACACCTTCTGGCCGTGCTCTTTTAGATGCGCGATCAAGCATATGCACCAGAGGAAATTCAATTTATCAATAATCGATATTCGTTTGTCTGTCGATCTGATCATAACAGTAAAGCTTTAGGCTAGACTCCCGCTCGCGATCCCGCTACTATTACCGTTCGATTAAAGAAAGAAGGTCAGAAGTAATTGTAATTTACTCCTGACCTTCTAGTTTCCCGAAAGCCATTCAGTCATCATCTGGGGGAGGAAAACTAAATGGTATATACTATATATAGCGAAACGGAAGAAACGTCTAGTAGTGTTCTAAATAGAAATATCGTTACTATAGCAAGAGCATTAAATGGCAAAAAGCTCAATAAAACAATATATAAAAACGGTCATTCTATACCTTATGATAATGCGTTTTATTACAAATTCTTCAATAAAGAAATTGAATGCTTAGATGATCTATGTCAATTAGTGTCGTTTCTTCTGGGCAGACCGCAAAGCTGTCTAATCAGAGGGATTGCTAAAGACGATAGTATCAATAAGCAACGTAGATTGTTTTATGATGATAAGAAAACCGGCGATCCAGCAACCATTATTGAACAAGAACAAAATTGGTATGCATTAGATATTGATGGTTATGGACAATCGACTGGTAATTTAAAGTTAGATACAAAGAACGTTCTCCTGGCGCTCGGGCTTGATAACGTCCAGGCTTTCGCTATTCCATCTGCTAGTTATATGATAAAAGAAGGCATAAGGATCAGACTATTCTTATGGAATAGTATGAAAGTGTCATGCTTGACTCTTAAGAAATATTTTGATAAGATTGTCGATCCTGCGTTATTTCATCCAATACAGCCTATATATGTAGCAAGACCAACTTTTGTAGATATGAATGATCCTTGTAAAGAACGAATTGCTTGGATACCGGGAGAACAGATATATACAGAAATAGTTGATGTATTACCTTATGGAGGAAGTAATAGCCAAGAACGCAAATATACTAAGAAACAAGCGGAAGCATTTCTGCGTAATCCTAGACCAGTTCCTAAACATATTGATAGTAGAATATTGTGGGAATATAAAGAAACAGAACGACATCCAGCATTATTTAAAGTAGCAGTATTTATGGGCAAATTGATATGGCAAGAAGTGTTGGATGAGGATATTGTTGTTGAAGATTTAATGGATAATTGCGCATACTACTGGGGTGGTAATGCTAAGAATGACTTGCGAACTATACTTGATGGAATAAAGCGCGGTAAACAAAGAGCAATGGAGGGCAATGATGAGTTCTAAGAAAAGAATGTCACCGCAAGAGGCCAAAGAAACAATGGAAGAAATAAAAGATATTTGTTCGAAACTTGTTCCAATAGCCAATAAATTGAATGTTTCTTATACTGTTAAATTGGGCGATGAAATAATGAAAATCTATGATAAATTATGGATGATGACTATAAAAATGGAAAACTATATAACACCTGATGAAATGCGTGCTATTTTTGCTTTAGAAGATCAAGAAAGGGAGGGGAACAATAATGTCTGATCAAAATAGAGTATTTGAAATACTTAATGATATAGAACATTTTATAGATGAAATACAAAAGGAGGATGATCATAATGAAAAGAGATTGAAACTATTCCGTAATCAACAATTTTTTAAATGGATATGGGAATTACGAGGGCTAGACGGATATCAATTTGATCGTATTATTGAAGAAATTAATCAAATATTTCCTAAGTCAAAAACAGATCTTAAAGATAAAATCAAACGCAAATTGGAGGAAATTGAAAAAAGTCAAGTCAAAGAACATTTGAATAAATTTACTGATGCTGATATAGAATCATTACCTATGAAAAATGGTCAATTGGTCGCTACTCCTGGCGTGTTAGAGAGGGTGTTGCTAGGAGCGAAACGAATCAAATTTGTATACGATACTATTTCCCACAAAGTATATTTCTCACAAATCGATTGGGATGAATTAGAGAAACCATTTGAATTACCATTGGTGGGCACTGATAAAATAGATCAATATCATAGATATACAGGATCAACAGTAAATCAAACAAGATTAAAAACTATATTGGGTGTTGATAGTCGTTTATTTCCAAATGAAATTCATTTTAGTGCTTTAGATGATGCAGTAGAAATAGTTGCTAAGCGTAATCAAGTTGATTTTTATCAAAGATGGATGGAGAGCGCAGAAGGATTATGGGATGGCATAGATCGTTATAATGGAGAAAATTGCTGGGTAGTAAAACATTTCTGGGCCGAACCTAACGAATGGACATACGCTTGGGCTAGAGTATTTATGCTAACTTTGGTCAATAGATGTTTCGAGCCTGGTTGTCAAATACGATATTGGTTTGCTATACAAGGAGCGCAAGCAATAGGTAAAACAAAACTTTGTGAAAGTATTGTTCCAGAAAATTGGTATGTAAGCACATCATTAAATCTAGCCAATCATAATGAAGTTGAATTCTATAGAACTACATATGATAGAGCGTCTGTTGAATTACCAGAATTGGGCAATTTGCCCAAAGTAGATCAAAATGTTTGGAAAAGAATAACTACAGAAAGAAAATGCACTTTTAGAGATTTGTATAAACCAGTAGTTGATCATCCAAAAAGATCAATTTATATCGTTACTACAAACGATGCAAAATTCTTACGTGATCCTACTGGCGAGACTAGAGCAGCACCCATTAATCTTACGATGCCAGAAGGAACGTTTGTTAATTGGGAATTATTTCAAAAAGAGTATCCACAGATATTATCTCAAGCAATTCATATGTATCGCAACGGTAATAATAAATTCTTTTCACAAGAAGAAATATTACTACAAAAGGATGAAACGGCAAAGAGAGATACTACTGATGAAACATTTGAGTATCAAGTAATCAACGATTATTTGAATGAAGATAATTATCAAGAGATAGCAGATGTTGAAGGTATTTATTTGGATAGAGTTTATAATTTTATGTATGATAAATATCAAATGCCGAAACATATTGCGATGAAACATTCTAGACTGCTGGGTCGTGCTTTAGTCAAATTCGGATATGAAAGTGACGGTAAGGTGCATCATATTCCAGGTAGCAATCAAATGAAAGCAAGAATGTGGTTTAAAGTAAACTTAGAAGTAACCAAGTGAATTTAGTTTCGGTTACTTTAATTGATATAGATTAATCCGTTATTATTAAAGAAAAAAATTCGTTATTGTTCCAAAGTAACCGAAGTAACTATAAAAGGAGGAAAAGTAATGGGAATTTCTAGAACGGATTTTTTTTTTTAAAACGTATAACGATACAAGTACCGATTTACTAGTTACTTACTTTACTAGTTACTTTTAGATCGTAACGATATAGCTGAAATAGGAGCCCAGGAGTAATGCTTGAAAGAGATTTGGCAAATGATTTCACTGAAACATTTAGAGAATATCAAATATGGGTTCCAAATAATCGCACGGCAGGCTGGCCAGATAGAGGCGTGCAAATAAACAACTCGCGTATCATTTGGTTTGAACTTAAGATAATACAACACAAACTTCAATCTACAACAGTATCAATAAATACATTCACTAAAGAACAAGCTGCTTGGATGGCTAAATGGCAACGATCAGGTGGATTTTGTTATTTGTTCTTAGGGATTGTAGATCGTGACAGTAACGAATTTCTCAACTATTCAATATTGCGTTGCAGTAACTGGAACACATGGTTAAGTGTTCCATACAGTAAAGTTAGACTCGAACAACTATTATTATTTGAAGATAGACTTGGTATATTAGATTGGTTCAAAGATTTGTTTGTGCCAAAAGATGTAAGTAATAAAAAAGGATAGCTCGCGCGATCGTTACTAGACGACGTTACGATAAAAGAGTTAGATAGTTCATTCTGCGGATAGAACGAATTGCCAGATGGTTTCGAGCCTCATACTGAGCTAGCACGCATTTATACTTTGCGTGAACTTATGACAGAGTGTAGGCAACGCGTGCCTACAGTGCTAAATCATATCGACTCTATGTTTGCTGATCCTGAGCTACCACATGGCGAAAGGATCAAATTAATTGAGCTTGTATTGAACAGGGCTTTTGGTAAGCCCAGACAACACGTATATATTTCAGACGATACTGGAGCGAATCAAAGTGCCAGTAGAGTCAAAGTGTATATACCGGATAATAACAGATCTAATGTTCCCACTAACGTTATAGATGTGGAAACATAGATCATGTGGGATGGGTGGGACAGCAATAACGATATAGGGCCACAGAAAGGACCACAAGAAACGTTTCTCGCGACTAGTGCAGACATAGCTATATATGGAGGTGCTGCTGGCGGTGGCAAAACATATGCGCTGTTACTTGAGCCTTTACGACATATAGATAATCCTGATTTCGGATCAGTTATCTTTCGTCGTGAGGCTATTCAAATAACATCTGAAGGAGGGCTGTTCGACACTAGTTTCCAAATATACATGCGTGTTGACGGTATGCCTAAACTATCACCACAACGTATGTGGAATTTTCCTTCCGGCTCTACAATAACGTTTAGTCACCTTCATAATGAAGCGGATGTTGGTGATTGGCAAGGCAGCCAAATACCATTAATTGGTTACGATGAACTAACGCACTTCACTGAGAAACAATTTTGGTATATGCTGTCTCGTAATCGTTCTATGTGTGGTGTTAGACCATATGTTAGAGCAACTTGTAATCCAGACGCTGATAGTTGGGTAGCAGATATGGTTTCTTGGTATATTGACCAAGATACTGGTTATCCAATACCGGAACGATCAGGCATTATACGTTGGTTCATTCGCGCTGATGATCATATGATTTGGGGTCATTCACGCCAGGAGTTAGCACAAAGATATCCTGGTATGATACCTAAATCATTTACGTTCGTTCCTGCTACGTTGTCAGACAATTTAATTCTAGAACAAAATGATCCAGAATACAAAGCTAATCTTATGATGCTCAATAGAGTTGAGCGCGAAAGATTGCTTGCTGGTAATTGGAAAATTCGTCCTTCTGCCGGATCGTATTTTCCACAAACTGCTATTAGAACGATTTCAGCTATACCTACAGACGTAAGTAATTGGGTGCGTCGATGGGATTTAGCAGCCACTGAGCCTAGTGAATTAAATCCTTCGCCTAGTGCCACAGCATCTATACTTATGGGTAGGCGATCTAATGGGCGCTTTGTTATTGCTGATGCTATTAATATACGTCGCAATGCAAACATTATTAGGGACACTTTGCTTAGTATTGCTGAGCAAGACAGAGCGAATTACCAACGAGTTACAACTGTTATTCCGCAAGATCCAGGACAAGCCGGAAAAGATCAAGCTGCTAGCTTGATTAATCTATTGTCTGGATTCAAAGTAAAAGCAATAAGGGAGACAGGGCCAAAAGAAACTAGAGCAGAACCATTGTCCGCTCAATGGCAAGCAGGTAATGTTGATATTGTAGAAGGATTTTGGAACAAAGATTATTTGAAAGAAATGGCTGTGTTTCCTGAAGGTGATCACGACGATTACGTGGACGCCAGTAGTGGCGCTTTTCTTGAATGTATAAGTTCAGCTAGTAATTATGATCGTTGGAAAGCATTAGCTGAATGAATGAAATCCGTAAAGATATGCGATATGACGGATTCATGAATGTATTGAGTGGATTAAACACGCCTGGTCTAGATCGCTCCACAGCTACATATCAATCAAGTTACGCTCGTGTTCGTTCAACTTATGATTTGACTAATCTCTATATCTCTAATGGTCTAGCACAAAAGATAGTAGATAGGCCAGCGGATGATGCCTTTCAAAGAGGATTAGAGATTGAAGGTGACGAAGATGATCTAATACTAGCTGAATATGATCGTTTGTCTGTATTAACGAAAATGGCTGAAGCTATTAAATGGATGCGTCTATATGGTGCTGCTGTTATACTTGTTCTTGCTAAAGATGGAGGTGAACTAACAGATCCATTGAATCTAGATACGCTTGATACAGTTGAGGATTTACGCGTATATGATTTGAATTGTATTAGAGGCACAGACAGATATTACTTAGATGATACAGATCCAACTACATTTGGTAAAGTTGAATATTATGAATTGATACCTTATAATTCTCCTGCAATACTTGTTCATGAATCGAGACTAATACCAGTTGGTGGTGATCCATTACCTACTGGTCTTGTATGGTATAACAGAGTATATTGGGCTGGTCGCTCTAATCTAGAAGCTTGTTACAAAGATTTGGTTCGTTATGATCAAGGATTAGAATGGTCACTAAGGTTACTTGAAAGGAAACAACAAGGTATATATAAGATGCAAGGATTGGGCAATATGTTTGCCCAAGGAGATGATGCGCTTGTAGCGAAACGAATCAATCTAGTTGATCTAGTTAGATCTAATCTAAACTCAATTGTAGTAGATGGAGAGGATGACTATAATATCTTGACTGCTGGTATGGATGGCATTCAAGCTATGATAGTAGAGTATCAGAATGCACTATCAGCATCAAGTAGTTTACCTGTAACAATACTATTCGGTAAATCAACTACTGGACTCAATAATACTGGATCTGGTGACTTAGAAGCATACTATGGAATGGTAGGTCATATACAAAGTGTAAATGCTAAACCAGCATTAGAGAAACTAACATCAATACTATGGGTTCAAAAATCACTAAAAGGTAAAGCGCCTGAAGATTGGAAAATTGAATTTAATCCGCTATGGATACCAACTGATCTAGAGAAAGCGCAGACAGAGCAAGCTGAATCTCAAGCAACAGCTAATACTGTAAATGCTCTAGTAACGCTAATGAATAATGAGATACTGGCACCAGAAGAAATTCGTAAGATCATTGTAAATAAATTTAGTGACTTTGACTTCTCAGAAGAGTTGCCTGTGTTTCCTGAGACTGATCTTAGTTACGCTGAAGGTGTGGATACTACATTAATGGATGTGCCTGGCAAACAACCTCGCGCTATTGCCAATAGAGGCGCAGCGCCAGGAGTAACTGAAACATGAATATTCTTGTTGTTATACTTATTGTTATATTGATTGTGTTTGCATTTGGTGGTAGCTGGGGATATAGGCAACCTTGGTATACGCCAGCTTATGGTTACGGTGGAGGTTTGATATTTGTTATTCTATTAGTGGTTGTTATATTGGCGTTAATGGGTAGAATATAATGCCCAAGAAACGTAAAAAGATGACGCCTATGAAATACCCTATACACATAGAGGCAATCTATAGGCGGCAACTACGGTGGATGAATAACGAACAACGCAAATCTATTAAACATCATATTGTTCCTATTATTCCAAGTATAACAAAGGAAGCATCCAATATACATGCGCTACCTACTGGCGAAGTAACACAAGGCTCATATAGACACGATGCTTGGCAAGATGAGCTATACGATGCTTTCCAAAAGATAGCTGAAGATATGGTTGGTCCACAGCAACATGTAACGAAACAAATGATTAGTTATGGAGCCAAGATAAACGAGCACAATAAAGATGAATGGAAGAAATTGATACGCTCACAATATGGAGTTAATCCAACAAGAGAGGATCCATCAACGTATCTACCACTAATGAGAAATTGGGCAAAGGATAACGCAGCACTCATTAAAGACATACCAGAAAAAGCAATGAGGCAAATAGCTGATCTAACGAGAGATACATTATTGTCGGGTAAATCTCAACAAGATATGACAGATGAACTATACGATATACTAGATGAGAGAATGGATGTAACGGATAGTAGAGTCAATCTCATAGCTAGAGATCAAGTGGCTAAATTGAATGGTAGACTAACAAGAGAACGTCAAACAGATGTAGGTGTAGAGAGTTATATTTGGAGGACAGTTGGCGACGAACGTGTTAGAGATGAACATGATATGGTTGATGGTCAGACGTTTCAATGGGGTTCTCCGCCAGGAGAAACGGATGGTAATGAACCAGGTGAAGATTATCAATGTCGTTGTTGGGCAGAACCAGTATTGCCTGAATCATTAGACGTTAGTGCTAGTCTACTTGAAGAAGAAATGGAAGATGCGTAATGACCGTTCGTTATGACATGATTCCGATTAAAGCTGTTACTGATCCTAAGACGGGATGGATCAAAGATAGACCTGTCGTTACTCGGTCAGGCATCTTTGCGTATCGTAAACGAGATGGCAAAATACAAAAAGAATTTAGGCCTGAGGATGAAGTATTCCATGAGGATAGTCTAGCATCATTGATGGGCATACCTATTACTGTCAATCATCCAGGTAAACTACTCAACAAAGATAATGCTGATGGTATAATCGGATCTGTTTTGTCTCCTGGATCTAGACAAGATTCAGATGTTGTCGCGGATGTAGTAATACACAAAGTCAATTCTATAGGAACCAAGCGTGAGTTGTCTCTTGGTTATGAATGTGATATAGACGAAACGCCAGGAGAATATAACGGCGAGCGATATGATTGTGTTCAAAGATCAATAAGATATAATCATCTTGCCACCGTATCTAAAGGGCGAGCCGGCAATGCTCGACTTAGACTTGACGCTACTGACGCGACATCTTTTGAATTGGAGGTAGAAATGTCTGAAACTAAACTCGTTACTGTTAGGCTTGATGAAATTGAATATCAAGCATCTCCTGAAGTAGCGAATGCTTTGAAGAAAATCAAAGATGATCACATTGAACTTAAGCAACGCTTTGATACTCTAGAAGCAGAGCGTGATACACTTAAGACTGATGTTGCTAAACACGCTTCTCAAATTGACGCGATTAAAGCCAGCGCCAGGAGCGAATTGAGAGAAAGACTTGAGCTTGAAGGAATGGCAGAAGCTCAATCAGTGAAGTTTGATGAAGCTGATACTGATCGAATTGTTAAGACTAAGATCATCGGTAAGCTAAATCCAGATCTAAGGTTGGATGGCAAATCTGATGATTATGTAGATAGTGCTTTTGATATTACGATTGCCAACTTTAAGAACAAGAAAATAAGCAATCAAAAGCACCGTCTAGATAATGTTAGATCAATGTCAGATGATAAACCTGCTTCTGCTACTGCTAGGGAAAAGATGCTTAGGCGCATTCGTGGTGAAAAGGAAGATGCTGCTTAATACTGAGCGAAGGCTGATAAGAGACGTGGAACGAAACATCTTCCATCACGGAAAGGATAACTAAATGTCTCAGACAATTACTGGACCTGTTCCTTATAATGCTCCATACTTTTATGCTCAGGCTATGCCTGGTATGAAGGCTGATAGTATGGATGATAATGTTGAGAGTTGGGCTTGTGGAGCAGCGCCAATTGGATTTGGTTTGATTTGCAGTAGGACTGCAACAGGAGCAATGACTATTCTTCCTGGTGGTCCAGCGCCATTGATTATTGGTGCTTCACTACACGATCACGTAATTGCTTCGCGTGGTGGTTATACTCAATATGATGCTGTGTCTATACTAACGCGCGGTCGTGTTTGGTGCGTTGTAGATGTTGCTACTGGTGTTGCTGATGGTGCTCCTGTATTTTATTCTGCTGCCACTGGAGCAGTTAATAATACAAATACTAATGTGGCATTGGTGAATGCTGTATTTCGTTCCGGAGTAGCTAGTGTCTTTGCTTTGCTT